CCGGCAGGTACGCGATCTAATCTCTCGCCAACGCCACCTTCGCCAGTGCCATAAGCATACGCCGCGCCTTCGCCTGCACCTCGCAAGGCTAATCTACCAAGCGTTGATGGTGCGCCTCCTGGCACAAACATCGTAGCCGCAGCCCCACCTAGTTCATATGCAAGTGACTCACCTGGATATGCCTCTTGATAATCTTTTATACCGCCACGTATTTCTGACAGTATTTCATCAACTGAGCGATCTGAAACGGCGGCTCTGGCATAGGCTTCTAGCTCATCACCAAAGCCAAGCGTTAAACCTTGCGCTGCTGTTCGTAACCTTTGTTTTGGCACCGCTTGCTTTTGCTCAACAACAATAGCTTTCTTTTCTAAGGCTTGGTCTATTAAGGCATCAAGTTTTTGTTGGTCAGCCATCTAAAGCCTCCAAATATTCTTTGCGCATTTGTTCTGTAAAGCCAGTACCGTCAACGTTTTGCCATGCATCGCGCCACTCTGCTTCTGTCGCGTATTTTGGTGGTTTTGGTGGCACTTGCAGTATTGTTGGCTTTTGTGGAATCTCGCCTTTAAATCTAAAATCTGGAATTACTTGTTCTGGAGCTAAACCTGCGTTTTTGGCAAAATTACTATATTGACCGGCAAGGTTCATATACTGATCCTCTGCGCCAGAATATAATCTAGAAGCTCGATCAACATAATCTGCGCGTTGCGTTTCTGTTAGTCTCGTTCCTTCTCTTATTCTATTGTAAAGCCCTCTTACACGCTCTGGAACATTTGCAGCGTTTTGCGCTGTTGCAAACTCTCCCTCACGAACAACCGAACCGGGATCAAGAACTTTCATAAAGTTAAAAATTAACGCCAAATCACCGGCGGGGGATGGGTCTGTAGCAGAACTTATTACCCTTGAGAAAGAAAACGAAATATCTGAAAAATCTTTTACTGGCTTGAGACCTGTAAATTCCTTTCTGAAATCCATAATAGATTTATTCATTTTTGTTGGGTCAGTTGTTGCAAATCTACTTTTAACAATCTCTGACATAATAGTATTTACCATGCCTGGGTTTTGTTCTGCCATTGCGCCGAGTTGTGGGTTAATACTTTTAATATATGCTATGCTTTTATTTGTTTGCGTTTGCGCCTTGCGATCTTCGATGCGTTTTGCCGCAAGTTGCTGCAACGCTTGTGTTTGCTGTGGATTGCCAGACAAACTCATCAAAGCAAGTGATAACTGATCTCTGGCGTTTAAGTCTTTGCCAGTAATTGCATCCCCTATGCGGCCAAACCCACGCTGCATATTCTGGCCAAAGTTACCAAGCAATCCTCTTTGTTGAACCATACTTAACTCCTAGAAAAATGGTAGCAACGCGCCTAGCGTTCCTAATATGCCGGGGTTTTGCGTTGTTGTGCTAGATTGAGGCACTGGCGTTGCACCTAATGCTGCAAGAGGCGCGGATAGGCTTTGCATCGGGCTGTTTGAATAACCTGCAAAGTCACCTCTGGCAGCGTCAATAAGCTGTTGCTGAAGCATTTGCTGTAGCAAGCCTTGTTGCATCATGTCTTGGTTGATCGTTCTGCCCATGTTAAACGCTTGGTTGCTTAGACCGCCTAGCTGTCCGGCAAAGCCTGCACGCGCCGCACGATCTGCCATAGCGTTACTCATCGCGGTGTTATAACCCTGCATACGTAGTGGAGCGATTGCGTTTGCTGCCATGCGTCCATACTCTGCGTTGGTTACACCTTCAGCTACGCCTTGCCTCGACCCGCCAAACGCATTTGCTCTCGTTGCAGCCGCGCCCATATTATTGATGGTCATTTGCCTCTGACGCTCAATATCGTTCTGCGTATTGTCGATGACGTTTTGCGTGTATGGGTTCATGTACGCGCCAACGTTTAAAGGTCTAGCCATAGCGCCTGCCACGCCACCCATAGCGCCTTGCAATCCTTGAGAGGCAGCCGTGTTTACGTTAAACGGCGCAGGCTGCGGCGGTGTGTTAGGCGGGGGCATATTCGCTTGCGCCACTTGTGTGTTTACTGGCTGTACTTGACCGCCGCCCTTTGATCCTTGGCCTGCCATTTTAACTTCCTTTCGCCGCTGCGATTTTTTGTATGTCTTTTAGTATTGCGTTGCTTATTCCTGTTTTCTCTTGAAAACCGCTTAAGTCATTACCAAACTTAGCCATAAAGCTATCAACGTAGGCACCTAAATTACCGTCTTGCGCTGCCTTATCTAGCACCTTACGAGTAGCTTTGACGTTGCCTTTTCCAGTAGGCACACCCTTTTGACTTAGGTTTGCTTGATCTGCCGCTTGAGTAGTAGTCAGCGTACCAAACTGGCTTTGCAGTGACATGGTTTGATCGCCTGCTAACTGAGCGCCACTGTCTAGCAGTTCCTGACCGCCAACATTTTGTATTAAGGCATTTAACTCATTAGCCCTGCCTTGCGCTGAGTTTTCTGTCGATCTCGCCCTTGCTTCTATTTCATCTGCAAGTCTCTCTTGAGTGGCCGCGTTTGTTGGGCCGAATATATTTTCCAAGACTCCCGTCGGTTGTTGTGTGTACTTGTTTGCTCTGGCAAGAGGGCCGTCAACTTGGCCTACGCCAAACCCCACGCTTACAGTTGAGCCAAACGGATTTGTTGCCGTATCACTCGGACCTCGCTTGCTTGGGTCTGCGTAGGTTGAAAAGTCGTAGCCCTGCGTTGACAGACCCAAAGGAAAGTCGGATGCAGAATAAATTGGAGATGGACCCCCAACAATATCTTCAGTTTGAGCGCGTCTTACCCTGCCGAACTCATCAGTAACGCCTTCAAATGTGCCTGCTGGAATTGATAAGCCAGTACTGTAAAATTCTGGATTAACGCCGTAAGCCGCCTCCATTGCAGCTAAACCCTCTGCGCTTGGATCAAGCGTGCCGACATACTGACCTCCAGATTCAAACGGAGGCGGTGCGTCTGAGTAATCAATGTCAGGATTGTAAAATTGAAACTTTTGACCTGGCACATCTGGAATCTGTATGTCTGGTAATAATCCCACCTTTATTGGCTCTATTGGAACTTCTGCAATCGGGTCTCCTGGTTCTGCATCGCCAATGGGCACTAGGTCTGGGTCTGGGTCTGGCCTAAAAGGGTTTGGCAAAAATGGAATAATAGGCTCATCAAACTCTGGCGGTATATACGGAAGCTCTGGAACTACTGGCACATCTATGCCCGTGCCTGGGGGTTGCACAATTACTGGAGGTGGTGCCACTGGTGGTCGTTTAGGCCGCCTGTCGCTTGGTGGAGGAGTAACAGGAGGAGTAACAGGGGGAGCAACGGGTGGATTGGGATTAATAGGGTCGTAAGTTCCAGAAAACGGATCGATAAACATGCTGTTTATAAAGTTAGCCTGCCCAGGGCGTGCAGCCGCAAATTCGTTCATTGTTTGATTGAATATAGGCGCGGCAGAGTACGCACGCACGCCGTTTGCGTAAGTAGTAGGCTCACCCATACCGCCGTAAATATCTGCGCCTGTAGGAGAACCTAAACCAAATGCGTCAGCCGCTTGCGCCGTATTTCCAAACGCCGACATTTGCATAGGGGAGAAAGCGGCAACTGTGGGGCCGAAACTTTGCGGTACGTAACCTAGTTGAGCAATGCCAGTATTTCCCAACGCACCCGCTTGCTGAAGATTAAACTTCGCCGCATCCTCAATGTATTGAGGTATTTCTACGCTTGTAGATGATCCACCCTTGCTCATTTATATCTCCTTAACGTAGCTTGTATGCATTGGTTCCCATCCATGCTTTGCTAACGGTTTTTTCCAACCAAAACGGCCTGTCATGTTTAATGCAGTACAACCTTGCTCTTTTGCCCAATTTATCACGCTCTCATGCATTTCTAAAATTTCGGTGAGATCGCCACCGCCAAGGAAAACATTGAGCACCTTTTTCTTTGGATATTTTATGATCTCTGTAACCAAGCAACTTTTCTCAGCAGGCCATAATTGCATGGTGCCTTTGTATAAACCTTCGTAAATATCTATTAAGTCATGCGTACCGCCGCTATACTTAAGGGCTGCTTCTATGTGTGGTTTGCAACGCTCAAACTCTGGATGCATTAGAACGCACCGCCAGTTAAAGCAACGCGTTTCCAGATATTCGTGCTTCCATCATGGGCTGCCGTGCAAATGTAAATGTAATTCGTATCCCAACTGATTAACCCGGAGGTATCGCCAGACGCGCCAACGCTACTAGCAGGCACCGATTGCTTAACGACAACCTCCTTAAATGCGCCGGATTGACTTACCACTGGCTTAACGGTGCTCCGATTAAACATAAGGTAGCCATCTTCCTTGGCCGTTTCATCGCCAACTTGTTGCACAATGGCCGATCTGGTTTGACCCAAGTAAGTCATCAATCGCCTTGCCCAAGTTTGCCAATCATCGCCATACGGTTGCGGAGCTTGATACTGTACGCTCATCTACGCCCACCAACTGCAACATCAACGCGATTAATCCCCACGCGCCAATCGGAAAGCCTTTGACCCTCAACGCGCATACGAATTTGCCGACCAGTAAACCTTACGCTTGTAGGGTTGCTAAGAGAGTAGGGGCCGTAGCTGCGCTCAGTGCCATTGGGGTAAAACCTAGATTTAAACACGGCGTTTACATCGCCTTGCGTTTTTTCATCAGGAATCAACTCAGTCACGCTAACAACGTTATCACCACTGCCGATCCGAAACGGGCCACTCTCAGCAAAAGGCGTAAGTGAGCCATAGTCAAAACCCACCTCATGCTCGTAGAGTTTGCGATCATCAGCGTCAAACATCATGGGTTGGCGAAACGCGCCACGGTCCACGCCTGTTGTGCGTGCCAACTCGCCTATGTACCAGGTGTTTTCCATGTAGTTAAACACAACGTATCGGTCATTCTCAGTTGAGCCGGAGCTAGGGTAAAACCACCAAACCTCACCAAACATCGAATTAGCCATACCAAACGCCTTGCTAATTTGCGCTTTGTTTATGTCGCTAAACACATAATCGCTCACGTCAGAATTAATCTCACTTACGCGACCACCGCCGTATGTAAAAAATGAATTCACGCCCATCCAGAAAGCCCCGGCGTCAACCACCACGCAAGCCTTCGGCGCAGCCAAACCGCAAGACGTGCCAACTCGTTCTATTCCATAAACGTATGGTGGGCCTTGGTAGTTGGCTGCGTGGGCGTCTCTTGTTGTTAAGATTAACGCCTGGCCTTGCACGTTTACGCCCGCCATAATCTGACCTGACGTGTTTAACTCTAGATCGCCCGCCTCATTTGTTGCCGCCGCCGTCCAGGTGTTATTATCTTCTCGGTCTGACCATTGCACCTTTCGAGGATTGCCGCCTGCACCCAAAGCAAATAGAAAACGCTCTTGCGTTACCAGGATTGCTCGGTTGCTTGTGGGGGCGTTGCTTAACAATGCGGCGGCAGACCCGGTGTTAAGCTGCCACTCGTAGATTTTGCCATCATCACTATTGTTGGCAAGTAAATACTCACCCCAAGGCTGTAAGTGCCAAGTCGTTGCGGGGTCAATTCTGGCAAAGTCTGGCCGTGCAATGCCATAGGAATAACTGCCGTAAAAACTGCCGCCGTAGCCAGTAAATGCGTTGGCGTCTTCCCTGCCTGCCGTTAAGCCTACGGGTGTAATGTCATGCTGTATGCCGGCCTCAGTGTAAGCGTAAAGCTTGTTATAACTTCCGGCAGCAATGTATCGCGTGTTATTGTTTGTAATCCAAGTCAACATGCCACGCACCTTGGCCGCGCTTGCCGTGCTCGATCTTGTACGCCAACCGCCAATTGGACGCATTACGCCGTCGTGCCATCGCACTAGGTTTGCGTCTCTCCATCTGCCCATACTTTGTAAATCGGTGCCGTTGCGATAAACGCCTGCCGGGATATTCAAGTCAATTAATGACATACACGCCTCAAAACTTCTACGCCTTCACATTATCACAGAAGGTCTGAAACCCAAAAAAAGGACGCCGATCCGACGCCCTCTTTAGTGTCTGGTAGTTGTATTACTCAGCCGCTATTTCTTCTACTGGTGGTGTTTCTAAAGATTCTGCAAGTCTTTGCACGAAAGCTTCCCTGCCAAATGCAAGTTGATCTAGATTAAATTGTGCGTTGCTCAACTTTCTATCTAGGTCTTGTATATGGTTAAGATATGCCTTTTGCGTATCCGAAAAGCTTTCTAAGTCGTACTCTTTCTCATTGACTGTAATGGTGTTCTTTTCTTTTTTTGCCATTGTAAGTCTCCTTTCTTAGTTAAGTATTAGCTGCAATCGCAGCGTTGACCGCAGTCATATCTTCTGTAGTCCAGAAGTCTTTGGCTACCATTAGCTGTAGATGCTCTACGTTGCGTGACACAGTGTCAGCCCAATCAGCATCTTCCATGTCATCTGGCTGCCCTGCATCTAGCAAGTCAACAGAGTGACCCATAGCTGTGTAGTGTTGTGCGATTTCTTCCGCAGTTGGTGTATCAGTCATAATTTATGCTCCTTCTAAGGCTGTGATACGTGCTTCTAGTTCTTTGATTGTAGCGACCAAGAGTGGCACTAGCTTGCTTTGGTCAATGCCTTGATAGACAGGGTTTCCATCGTCATCGACCTCGTTGTGTGTGCCTGTGATTGCTTCTGGTACGACTGTCTGCACTTCGTGCGCTAGGAAGCCATCGACAGTTGTGTCTGCGTCAGCGATGAAGTTGAAGCGTTTAGGCTCTAGCTGCTTGAGGCGTGTTGTTGCGCCTGTTAGTTCAACTACGTTTTCTTTTAGGCGGTAGTCTGAGGATGTGTTGTAATATGTGCTTGAGCCACTAACTCCTGCCTCACCTACTAGGCTGCCTTGTTTATAAAACCTTATTAAATCTCCATCTCCGTTATTTTTGTCTAAATATAAGGCAGAAGATTGATTTGTTGTAACGCCAACAGTTCCACTGGAGGACAAAGATATAGCATCGTCACCAGATACTGAACCAGTGTAAGGAAAATAACTTGAATCATTTCCATCAGTTATATACCAACGACCCTCAGAATTATTATAAAACATCCTTGGA